CAGTTGATGATGCTTTGGAAATTGCCACAGTATCTCTTCCGCCTTTTCTTTATGATGTAAGTAACGCTTCTAAGAATTTCTTAGAACACAAGCGTTATAGAATGACTGATATCAAGAAACTTGAAAATAGAATCAAGAATCTTGAATTCTTTACATCACTTTCTCTTCTTGAAACAAACACTGCTAATTTGTTCGTTCCTGATGCAAACGGACTAAACAGATTTAAGTCCGGATTCTTTGTTGATAATTTTACATCATTTCTCGCTCAAGAAGAATCTGTTGATCTGAAAAATAGTGTTGATTTCAATCAAAGAGAAGCTCATCCAAGTCATTATACCACACAAACTGACTTAACAATAAGTAAGACAGGATCTGGAGATTTAAAAACTCAATCTCCAGATGGAACTAATATCAGAAAAACTGGTGATATTGTAACACTTGACTATACTGATGAAAAGTGGTTAGAACAAAAATTTGGAACAAGAACCGAGAGTGTAACACCATTTATTGTTGGATTCTGGGTTGGTGCTCTTTCACTTACTCCAGAATCAGATTCTTGGGTTGATCCAGTCAGACTTGAGGCAAATGTTGTTCAAACAGAAGGTAATTTTGCTGAAACTCTTGAGAGAGCAACAAGAACACTTAGTGTTGATCCTCAAACAGGGTTTGCACCAGCTATTTGGAATACCTGGGTTAATAATTGGACGGGACAGGAACCGCGTTTAGGATCTGAAAATAGAACAGCAATTGATACAGTAGGAAGAACTACCACTACCACTATTTTTAGAGACACTACACGTCAATTATTTGAAACTGGAGTAGCGAATAGAACTGGAACAAGAACTGCAGTTGTTGAGCGATTTGAAAATGAATCTCTTGGAGATAGAGTAATCAGTAGAGATATTGTATCTTTCGCAAGATCAAGAAACATAGAATTCACTATCGATTCGCTTAAACCCAATACACAAGTTTATGCATTCTTTGATGGTGTAGACGTTTCTTCTTACTGTATTCCAAAACTTCTTGAAATCAACATGATTTCAGGTGCTTTCCAAGTTGGAGAAACCGTAAAAGGTTCCATGCGTTCAGTTGGTGATACGTCAACTTCTGAGGGAGATCGCGAAATTTCATTTAGATTAGCTCAAGCAAATCACAAATCCGGAACATTTAATTCCGCAAGTGAAGTTTTTACTAAAAATCCTTATAACAAAGATCAAACTCTTCCAAGTGCTTATTCTTCAACCTCTACTATACTCAATATAGATACATTTGCGCTTTGTGAACAACCACAATCTGAATTTATTGGTAGTGTTTCATCTGAAATGATTTTGGTAGGTGAGACAAGTGGTGCTCAGGCCACTATTTCTCAAGTAAGATTAGTATCGGATAGCAGTGCTTCCTTAATTGGAAGTCTGTTCATACCCGATCCCAACATTGATACTAATCCCAGATTTGAAACAGGTACAAAAGTTCTTACTTTTATTGATGATTTAAATAATGACATCAGAAATGCATCTACCCGTGCAACTTCAACATTCTTAATAAGTGGTGTCATTGAAACTGTTCAAGAAAATATCGTTTCAGTTAGAAATGCTGTAATTCAATCTCAGGATGTTAATGACGAAAGGGAGATAGAACGAGTAAATACAACTGTAGACACGGAAATAGTATCATCAGAAGTTGTTAGTACTACTAGTGAAACTACTAATCCACCTGATCCCCTCGCTCAAACGTTTGTAGTAGAAGATAAAACTGGCATTTTCTTCACTAAGTGCGATATTTTCTTCGAGCAAGTTGATAATCTTAATGTACCAGTGATTTTTGAATTGAGAACTACACAAAATGGTGTTCCAACCACAAAAATTCTTCCATTATCTCAGAAAATACTCCATCCCAAAGATATTGAAGTAAGTGATGATGGATCTAAAGCCACAACATTTGTTTTACCTGCACCCGTCTATCTCGAACCTGCCATTCAATATGCAATTGTTCTCAGATCCGCTTCCGCAAGATATAAAGTCTTCATTTCAAGGGTAGGTGAAAATGATAAATTAACTCAGACTTCAGTATCCAATCAACCTTATCTTGGATCACTTTACAAATCACAAAATGGATCTGTTTGGGAACCAAGTCAATGGGAAGATCTTAAATTCACTTCTTATAGAGCCGAGTTTGTCAGTGATGGTTCGTTTGAAATTTATAGTCCTAAACTCAATGTTGGCAATAAGCAAATAGCAAAACTTCTCCCCAACCCAATCAGTCTTACATCCAGATCTGTGCGTATTGGTATTGGATCCACACTTCAGGATGAGGTGTTAACATTAGGAAATACTGTATCGCAAAGTGGTAATAATGCAACCGGTAATTACATTGGAAATGCAGGTATTGCCACAGGAAATTTAAACATCATAAATGCTGGTATAGGATTAACTCCATCCTCAGGTGATTATGGTTTTAATGGAGTTGAACTTGTAAATATTACTAGTAGTGGAAGAAATGCAAAAGCAGACATTTTTGTTGAAAATGGAGTTGCTATTGCTGCTACAATTTCTGAAAATGTTGCTGCAAGTGGAGGACAAGGGTATGTTGTTGGTGATGTCTTAGGAATTTCTACGATTGGTAATAATAACCTCGGAAGAAATCTTAGACTTTCATTAGTTTCAATTGCTAATACTAATGAGATTATCTTAGATAATGTTCAAGGAGACTTCATTACCGGTGTTGGACACTCGCTTCAGTTTGTTAAAAATAATGGATTTACAACCTCTCTTAATCATGCTACAGGTGGAAATGTTTTAGTTGACGGTATCAACAATGTCATTTCTGATGGGGTTCACTTTACGGTGAATCATAAGAATCATGGTATGTACTTTGCTGATAATAGAGTGGCAATCTCTAATGTTGAGTCGGACATTCTTCCGGTTAAATTAGCAGCAGCATTAGACGCTTCTTCGACATCAACTATTTCTGTAGATGCAACAACGGGATTTGATACATTTGAGAATGTTGGAGTAGGAACTACTAACGTAGGTTATCTTAGAATTGGTGAAGAAATTATTTCATATGAATCTGCTTCTGGAACCTCTATTACCATCACTGAAAGAGGAATCGACAGTACGATTGCAAAGAACTATCTTACAGGAACTAAAGTTCATAAGTACGAACTTGGTGGTGTATCTCTCAGAAGAATTAATAAAACTCATGATCTTAACAATGTAACTGCAACAGAACCGCGTACATTTGATACTTATAAGGTAAAACTTGACATGGGAACAAGCGGAGTTGGACGTTCAACTGGCGAAAGTTTCCCAATTCTTTACATGAATGAAACTAAATCCACTGGTGGATCTAAAACTAAGGCCACTCAAAATATGCCTTTTGAGATTTTAACACCTCAAATTGGACACTTAACAGTAACAAATACAAATATCAGTGCAGAAGTAAGAACTATATCTGGTTCTTCTATTAGCGGAAATGAAATTCCGTTTATTGATCAAGGATTTGAAGATATTGCAATTTCTAAACCAAATTATTTCTCTACCCCAAGAATTATTGCCTCTAAGGTAAATGAGGATGCAAAACTTACTACTTTACCTGGTAATAAGTCAATGACAATGAGACTTAATCTTGGAACCACTGATTCCAAGGTTTCCCCTGTTATTGATACTCAGAGAATGAGTGTTCTTACTACTTCAAACCGCGTTAATAGTATAATTACTGATTATGTAACTGATAGTAGAGTTAATGGTATTGATACTGATCCTACTGCTTTCCAATACTTGTCTAAAGAGATTTCATTAGAAAATCCAGCAACATCATTAAAAATAATGGTTGATGTTTTCAAGAATAGAGATGCTGACATTAGAGCATTATTTGCAATTTCTGATCATCAGAACTTTAATCCCATCTATGAATTATTCCCTGGATTTAATAACATTGATGAGAGAGGACAAATTATTGATGTCGCAAATAATGATGGATCTTCTGATTCCAAAGTTTCACCTGAAGAAGATTATAGGGAACATACATTTACAATTGACGAACTTCCCTCTTTCAAGTCATACAGAGTTAAACTTCTCCTTACATCTACTAATCAGGCAAATCCACCTAAGATTAGAAACCTTAGAGTGATAGCACTTGCATAATGAAAAAACTTAAAGTTGAGGGACATAATAATCTCCTTAGAGATAGTGAAACTGGAGCAATTGTTAATAATGATAAGTCTGGATTCTCTTCGTATATGATGAATAAAAACATCAAACATGAAGAGAGTACTAGAATACAGAATGTTGAGAGAGATCTTGCTAACATTCATAGTGAAATCTCTGAGTTAAAACTGTTAATCAAGGAGGCACTCAATGGATCCCGATAAAATTGAACTTAAAAACCTAACTAAAAGTTTTGAATATACTAAAATTGCATCGGAAATAGATGGATGTGACGATCGAGATATGTTGAGAAGTATTGCCAAATCTTTTGTTAAACTTTATTATAAGCAGCAAGAGACTTTGTCAGTAATTAACATAGATCCATAAATACTTAAAAAATATAGACATGGCTCAACCATCAACTAGAGCGGAGTTAGTAGACTACTGCAAAAGAAAGTTAGGTGCTCCTGTTCTCGAAATTAATGTTGCTGATGAGCAAATCGAGGACTTAGTTGATGATGCCATTCAATATTTTCATGAAAGACATTTTGATGGGGTAGGACAAGTATTTCTAAAATATCAAATTACTCAAGATGATATTAACAGAGGTAGAAGTTCTTCCTCATCTGTAACCCAAGCAGGTATCGTAACAACTACCGCCTCATCTACAATTGATGGTGCTTCTACAACTTTTTCTTATAAAGAAAATAGTAATTATTTGCAAATTCCTCCCTCTGTTATAGGAGTTAACAAGATATTTCAATTTTCCGGTGGAAATTCAATCACAAACAATATGTTTAGTGTGAAATATCAATTATTCTTAAATGATGTTTATTTCTTCGGGAATACTGAATTGTTGTCATATGCTATGACAAAGACATATCTTGAAGATCTTGATTTTTTACTGAATACTCATAAGCAGATAAGATTTAATCAAAGAATGGATAGGTTGTATCTTGATATTGACTGGGGAAGTGTTACTGCAGGAGAATATATTATTATTGATTGTTTTAGAACTGTTGATCCAAACGATTTCGCAAGAGTTTACAATGACTCTTTCATCAAACCGTATCTGACTGCCTTAATTAAACGTCAGTGGGGACAGAATCTTATGAAGTTTCAGGGAGTTAAACTTCCTGGTGGAGTGGAACTAAACGGAAGACAAATTTATGAAGATGGGCAGAATGATTTAGACAAAATCATGGAAAAAATGTCTAATACTTATGAACTTCCACCCCTTGACATGATAGGCTGATGGTATTAAATCCTTTTTTCTTACAGGGTTCTCAAGGAGAGCAAAATCTTGTTCAAGACTTGATCAACGAACAGTTGAGAATGTATGGCGTTGAGGTATTTTACTTACCAAGACAATATGCAACAAAAAGTTCAATAATTCGCGAAGTAATTGAATCAGAATTCAATCAATCATATCCTATTGAGGCATATGTTGATAATTTTGATGGATATGGTGATAATACTGTCCTTTTATCAAAATTTGGAGTTCAACAAACATCTGAAATTAAATTAATTATTTCTCAAGAAAGATTTGAAACATATATCACACCTTTAATAACAAATTTGCCTCTAATTGAACTTGCGACTCGGCCGAAAGAAGGTGATTTAATTTATTTCCCGCTTGGAGACAGACTTTTTGAAATAAAGTTTGTTGAACATGAGAAACCTTTTTATCAGTTACAAAAGAATTACGTTTACGAACTAACCTGCGAACTATTCAGAGGGGAAGATGAAATATTGGATACTGGTATTGAAGAAATCGATGATTCCTTCGACACTGAGGGAAATATCAGATCTCTCACTCTTATTGGATCAGGTTCTACCGCAACCGCTATCTCTGGAAGAGTTGAAAGCGGAGCTATCAACAGGATCATTATTACAAACAGAGGAGAAAAATATAATTATCCACCCAGTGTTTTTATTTCATCTCCTATATCAGGAACCACAGCAACTGGAATATCTACCCTACGCGACGATATTGTTAGTTGTGATGGAACAGAAATAGGTTCTGTTGTTCAAGGAGTTATGATGATTGATCCTGGTGCAGGATATACTGCAAATCCAGGAATTGCATTTGTTGGACTTAACACTAATCCTGGTGTTGGAGTAGCTGCAACCACTAGAATTTCTGATAATACTGTCGGTATTGTTACTGTTACTAGTGGAGGTGGTGGATACGTGACTGCTCCTACTGTTACCTTTAGTAGTCCAGGTGCTGGTGGAACGACTGCCACTGGTGTCGCTGTAGTTTCTGTTGCTGGAACAGTTTCTGCAATTTATATCACCAATGCTGGTGCTGGGTATACAACTGCTCCTACAATTACACTTTCAGATCCACCTGCTGCTGGAGTTGGAACATTTGTTAGATCGGAAACTATCACCGGATCTACAAGCGGTGTAACGGGAATAGTTAAGACGTGGAATACTATTACTAACGTTCTAACTTACTCTAATACTACAGGGGACTTCTTACCTGGAGAAACTATTGTGGGTTCAGCAAGTAGCGCATCTTATGTGATAAGCGTTTATGAGGATGATAATACCGTAAATAATTATCCAGACAATGATACATTTGAAACTTTTGCTAATGATGGAGTTTTAGATTTCTCAGAATCAAATCCATTTGGGAATCCTTAACCCTAAATAAAGTTACATAAGGCATCTGTATGTTTGAATACTTTTACCATGAAATTTTAAGACGAACCATCATTGCGTTCGGAAGTCTTTTTAATGGGATTGATATTAAGCATCTCGACTCCGCTGGTAATGTATCCGAAGAGATTAAAGTACCTTTAGCATACGGGCCAACTCAAAAGTTTTTAGCAAGATTAGAGCAATCGCCAGATCTTAACAAACCAACAGCGATTACTCTTCCAAGAATGTCCTTTGAATTTACAGGACTGCAATATGATGGTACAAGAAAAGTTACCACTACTCAAACATTCAAAACACAGACTGTAGGTATTGCAACGGCAATCAGAAAAAACTATATGCCCGTTCCATATAATATGTCATTTGAATTATCAATATTCACTAAGTTGAATGATGATATGCTTCAGATTGTTGAACAGATTTTACCATATTTTCAACCAGCTTACACACTTTCAGTAAATTTAGTTGATACTATTGGAGAAAAGAGAGATATTCCTATCGTGATCGAAAATATCACGATGCAAGATGATTACGAAGGGAACTATAGCACACGACGTTCGCTTCTTTATACTATAAGATTCACTGCCAAAACATACCTTTTCGGCCCAGTTGGAGATACTTCAAAAGCATCAAGAGATCTTATCAAAAAAGTACAAGTTGGATATGTTCAAGACGATTCTTCTACACCAACCAGAGATCTTACATATACCGTTGTTCCAAGAGCAACACAAAGTTATACCGGTAATGTTGTAACAAACTTAGCACAAGATATTGGTACAACGACTAATATCATACAAGTTACTGATGCAAATAATATTGCAGAAAACACATATATTAATATCAATAATGAATCAATATACGTAGATAGAAAGGAAGGAAATACTCTTTTTACAAAAAGAGGACAGGATGGAACCATCACTGGATCACATGTTCGTGGAACTGCAGTTAATGTTATCACTGATGCTGATGATGCCCTTATTGAGATTGGCGATGACTTCGGATTCGATGGTGCGGTATCATGAGTTTTGATAGTTTAGACGAAGCATTTGATGTGTCGAGTGAGATTGTATCAAGCGAACCTGAACAAGTAAAACCTGTTCAGAAAGAAGTAGATTCAATAAAGTCTGATACTAGAAAAGATTATGAGTACACAAGAGGAAATCTTTATTCTTTGATTGAAAAGGGGCAAGAGGCAGTTAACGGTATTCTTGAATTAGCACAAGAAACTGAACAGGCAAGAGCGTATGAAGTTGCTGGACAGTTAATCAAAAACGTTGCCGATGCAACTGATAAACTTCTTGATCTTCAAAAGAAACTTAAAGATGTTGAAGAAGAATCTTCATCAAAGGGCCCAACAAATGTAACAAATGCACTATTTGTTGGATCTACCGCTGATCTCGCTAAATTATTGAAGCAAAACAAAGAAAATAAATAGTTAAAAAAGTGTCATGGCAGTACCTGCAGTAAACATAGAAATTGAACAAGGTGCAGACTTTACTTCAACCTTTACTATTACGAATAGTGATGGTTCCGTGTTTAATATGAGCAGTGCTAGTGCTGTTGCGAAAGCAAAAAAGCATCCTACTGCAGGAACAGCATATACTTTTTCTACTTCCATTGAATCTTCAACTGGTAAAATTACTCTTACGATGACTGATGAAGTTACAGCAACAATGGAATCTGGTAGATATCTTTATGATATCTTATTGACTGCAGCGGGTGGTGACAAAACTAGAGTCATTCAAGGAATGGCACTAGTTAGTGCAGGTATATCATAAATACCACTATAGGGTAAAAAAATGCCAGATTACTTAGTAAAAAGATCAGGAACTAAAAAATTTACTGTAACTCAGGAGAAAACCGTAGTGGCGGAGAATCTATCAGAACTTGCAGACGTTTCAGTATCTAATTTACCCGGATCTGATAAATTTGTATTAGCATACAACGCAACAACTTCAAAATTTGAATTGATTGCTGCAGATACTGTTCTTACTAATGCTGTTACAGACTCTGATCTTCCTGATTCTTTCGTAACTCAATTAGAAACTGATCTTGATAACACTATCGATCTTGATGGTGGCTCGTTTTAAAAATATCTAAATAGTAACAAGAAAAATCATAGGTTAAATGACTTCTCCAGTACTTCAGTTTAAGAGAGGTGCGTTTGCTAATCTACCTGGACTTAGGGTAGGTGAACCTGGCTTTACCACTGACAAATACGATTTATACATCGGTTTATCGTCAGAAACCGCCACAAACCAGTTTTATGGTTCAGGTAGGTATTGGGGTAGAGAGGATGGCACCAATCCTTTAGAGTTCAAACTTGTTGACAAGGACGGCTCTAACAGTAT